ATCTTTGGTGCAATACCTGCCTCCTCATGAAAGAAGTATTTTACTGGACCCCCTACACCATTTGTAGGATCTTTCTCAAATGACATGCCCTGCATGGTACCCTTTAAACCCACTTCTGTTTTTCTGTCCCCTTTTCTTACTTCAATCTTTTGCTGCCACATTAAGACTTTGTCTGGAGACATTGGACGGTACCATGCAGTGTGTTCATTCAAGAATGCAGCATATTCCGACATGAACTTCCAAGAACCTTTCTCATTGATATAATCTTTGAGACTAGCACCCATCTTTAAAGTTACACCAGCTTCAAACCAAAGTTGATTAAGTAACTTAGAGATGTGGAAGTATGAGGATGCTATCTGACGTTTCTTCAGAATAGCAGAATGTTTATAGTTAAGTTCAGCAAGTAATTCATATAGTGCCATATGATATTGTGCATCTCTAATTTTTGCAAAGTCAAACTTCTGTTGTTCTTTATCAAAGATAGGTAAGAAGTTTAACCACATGTAGTAGTCTCTAGTAATATACCATTTCTTATCTTTGTTGATATAAAAGACTCCTTTCCTACATTTGTTTTTTTGATCATCCCAATAAGATATAAAGTCTTTTGATCTAAATGGTGCAATGCAATAAATATTTTGATCTCTAAATTTTACAGCTTCTTGATTAAATAAGAAACTTGTTTCATCAAATTCATACTTTCCTGGTTCAGAAAATATGTTTGCTATTGAACCTGAAAACTCTTCTCTTGAATTAAAAGAAACTGTAGTCCATGTTCCATTATCCCAACAGGGAATATCTTGATATATTTCACTCATAGTTATTGATCATAAGCCATACCAATTCCACCACGCACTTTACTAGATTGTTCATCTTGAAGATCTTTGTACACACCCTTAAATGATGCTCTAATCTGGTCAAAGTTTTTGGCTGCAGCAACTAGTGAATTAATATTACCATCTCTACCGGCAGTAATCTGTGTAGTTTCCATATATCTAGCTAATCTATCTAACATAGATGCCATACCTTTGTATGCTCTAGATGTAGGAGTTTCATACATTCTTCTACAAAACTCTAATGCTTTATAGATATCATCATCTTCTGGTGAAAATTCTGCTTCTATTTCTTTTAATATAAGATCTTCTTTGTCTATATCAGGTGTATGAAAAAAAGGATTCATATCTGGATTAGGACATGTCATGTAGAATATATACAGATAAATCTTAAGGTGATCTTCTGGATAGTTATCCATTACATCTTTCAAAGCCTTGAGTGTATAGCAATGTTCGGTGGGTACTACTATTCCATTTTGAACATCAAAGAGTCTTGTTATCATAAGAAGGGGTTTTCAACTTTTGGTTTAGACACTATGCCTAATATATTTTTTAAACCATCAATAAAACCTAAAGCTAAATAATGTTGATAGTATAAGAGATGATCATTTTTACAAACAATAAAGCCTTCTGGTAAATATTCATCTGGGTTTTTAGGATCATCATAACCTTTAGTTTTATTTTTTAAAGGTTTGAGATAGCATAACAACTTTCCTTTGTATCTAAATAATACAATACCTTTATAAGCTAATATTTTATCACGGCCTGGATAATTTGCATTATAATGTCTTACTTCATAAAATTTCATATTATTTCTTTTTTACTGGATGATCTTTAATATAATGAAGTATAGAAATAACCTCATCAATTAGATAAGGTATCTTCATTGGAATAACTTCTTTTACAATCGGATCTCCATTATGATCTTTCTTAACTATAGGATATCCATATTCATCTTGTGATTCAGTTTCAAATAGAATATGATGTAAATATATATTTCCTGGTTGAAGTTTAGGGTTATGCTTTAATATAATATACATATAAATACTCAACTGTAAAGCATAGTGATTAAAGTTACAGTCATCTAAATGATCAATAGGAGATAACATTTTTTCACTCTGACCTTCCCAGTTTACATAAGATTCTTTTTTAATTTCTTTATTAGTCTTGTAGTCAATGATATTTACTTTACCATTGACTACTTCTACTAAATCCGATTGTCCACAGATACCTGTAGACTTAAGATAAACCATATGTTCTGGATACACGCCTGGATCTAATTTTTGTGAAGGTGCTGTTTTAATTCCATTATGTTCCTGCATTGGAACAAAAATTGGAACAATTGTACCTTCTATTGAAAGAGATGATAATGAACATAGGTCTGCCTCTCTTTGATTATGATAGTAGGTACCCATGGTTAAAGCTCTTTCAGATTCTGCTTCCCATATCTCTAAGATTATTTTTGGTTCAATACCATACCATTTGGACTTCTTATTTTTAGTAACTTTTTCTGATACTTTTTTAGCATCAAATGGTTTCTTAAAATTAGATACAAGAGTAGTAACACTAATCCAACTTATCCCTTCATCATAGATACTTTTATAACTATGGTCTTTTGCATTAAATACTATACTCATAACTATGCATTTTCTATAATTGAATCAGCTAATGTCTTAGATGCTTCATCTTCTGACATTAACATCTTGCGGATATTAGCAACCTCATCTTTATCAAACTTGCCTTCAAGACCAAGTATCTTTAGTCTTAATAGTTTTTCATTAAGTTCTAGTTTATCCATTCTTGTATAAAGGTCTACATATGGATCTCTAAATGAATTACTGGTAGTACCACTAAAAGTATTACCAGCAGAAGTATTCAGTTGGCTCCATAAACCTTGTCCTGTACCTGTTGTTGTAAGAATTGAATCTTTTGCGTGATTATAGTCTGTTAAATTTATATAACCATTATATGTATCATCTTTAGGTTCCATAATATTAATCTTTAAGGTTATCTAATTTATCCTCTTCTTCTTCAGTAGCAATTGCATCCCATTTACCTAATGGGCATTCAGAAGAAAGAGATCTAGTTTTAAAGGTAAGTGAACATCCACATTCATTACAACATGGACCTGTACCTTTTACAGCACACTTCTTGCCTTTACTGGGACACTCATCACAGATATCATATCTCATTCTTGCAATATCTTCAACTAACTCATCTCTAATAATAGAATTTTTTACTCCTTCAATTATCTTAGTTCTATTCTCCCAAATTACTTTTAGAGCTGCTTTCATTTTGTTTGGTTTTAATGTTTTGCTTTTCTTGATATTCTTTATCTATTTCTACTTCTATTTCAGTTAGTAATTGTAATTTTTCTTCCATTGCTTTTTTATTATGATAAGCTTTGTAAGTAGAAGTATCATGATTTTTTACAACTTTTTCTAACCTTTGAATTGAAGATTTAACTACTTTAGGTTTAATCATAAAATGACCTAATCCTTCAGCATTCAATCTTGTATATTTTAAGTTAATAAGATTATATCTGATTTCCTTATAATAAAACTGCATAATGTCTTCAACAAGTGAATTACTTATATTTAATTCTTCTGCTATATCATTGTATAGTTTATTAGGCTTCTTGGGATTCATATCCTAAAAATTTATAATCTAATAACACAGTACCTTCAATTTGAATTTTTAAATCCGGATTCATTGAAATAATCTTTTTATTTGTTGGATCTTTTAAAATCAAATTGTTTTTTTCAGATTTATTAATACAGTTTCTAACAGTTTGCGGAGACTTGAATATTGATTCTTCATCAGAAGAAGCCTCATAACAAAATTCAGTAAGTTCAATTGGTTGATTGAAACTTAATAATGTTAAACAATTCAAGTCAGATTCACTCATAGAAATCTTGTTAAGATAACAATGAGTCAGAATTTGAAATTTTACAACTTCCCATTTGGGCATCTTTACCCTCTTCTGAACTTGATTGACAATAGCCATGATTACCCTTTTCTAAGTTTTCTTTTGGATGGTGCAGCTATATCTTTTTCAGTATCTGTATCAGATTCATCTGTATCTATTTCTTCTTGTGCATCATTCTGTGCTTGTGCCATCATTGCATACTGCATCTGAATACTAGATCTTTTAAATCTTGCTTCATCAATTTTACTAAGAAGTTCTTCATATTTTAATTGTGCTTCTAAATACGGAACTGAGTCTGTATAAAACATAAGCATTTGTTCTTTTTGAGCTGCTAATTCTTCAGTAGTCAACTCTCTTTCTTGTTGGTTTTCCATTACTATATATTTTAAGTTTAAAACAAATATACTAAAAAAGTTTAAATGTAATAGATTTAAAATAAAAAATCCAGACACTGTAAGTACCTGGATCTCTATATGTTTAGTATATTTAATTATAACATCCTACTCCACCACATTTTGGTTTGTGATAAGTTGGTGTATGACCACCTCCAGAATTTTTAAAAGCATTTTTTACTTTTCTGATTGCTTTTCTAATTTTTCTACCTGGGTCAGCACTATCATTCATTTGTACTCCCATTACCCCACCTACTTCATAACTTTTCATTGATTTAATTATAGGTTGTGGTCCTCCTTTTTGCATAGATTTACAGTAATGAATAGCATCTGTAGCATTTCTTAATCCTTTTGAGTTTTTCATTTTATCTGTTTTTAAGAGTTAAGTTCAATATTGTAATTAAATAAAAGTCTCTTGATAAATCTATTTCAAGAGCAAATACATCTAATGAAGAGATTCTTAATCTAATCATTAATTTGTCCCACTGCTTAGTGGCTGCTTTCCAACTGTTTCTAAATTTCATGGCTTACTTAAATGGTAAATACTTAGTTGCTCCACCTTGCTTAACAGCTTTAAGAATTTGTTTTCTTTGTTTCCCTGTAGACTCATAAGATACATGTACCCAATCAGGATTAGCATCTGTTCCAAATTCCCAGATCATTTGATCAAATACTAAGTTATCCTTAATAAATTCAAAGATTTGTTTGTTAGTAATTGATGTACCATCCATGTCAATATCAATTGCTTCACCAGAACAATGTTGTGAACTTAAACTTCCCCCTACCGCAGTATTCAAAGCTTTGCTTCTGTACCCAGATGAGATGTGAATAGGAACTCCAAAGTGTTCTCTAATAGGTTGGAATACATTCTCAGCTAACTTCTTAAAGTTCTCAATGTGTTCAGGAGTTGGCATGTTGCTGATTCCTTTTCTTTTTGCAGTCTCACTTCTTGTTACTTCTGCAAGTGCTAAATTTTTACTTAATTGCATTGTGTTTGTTTTATATGATTAATCTACTACTTCTTCTGAAGCTTCTTCTTTTTGTTTTACTCTATGTTTTAAGCTCATTACTCTTCCGGCAGTTGTAATACCAAATGCTCCCAAAGTTAATAACATAAAACCATCAAAGATA